ACATTGATCTACCTGTTTTTGATTCTTTGGAAGATATAAGTCAAATTTGATATTATTGTCAGCTAGATATTTCTTAAAAACTTTCCACCTTAACTTGAAAGAGTCGCTACTGATTCCCTTAGTTTCTATAATCCATCCTTCTCCTATAAAATCTGGTGTATAGGATATAGATTGATATTTAGAACTACGTTTAGATAGTAATAGACCTCTTTTCTTATCTGGTTCATACACATAATGTGGATATACAAAAGGTAATTGTAAAACAAAATGAGTAGGTTCATATTTAAATTCTATCCCTATCTTCTCTAATTGTTTATAACAATATACTTCTAATCCACTATCAAATATAATACCATTATAAGTAGGTTTATCCTTCTTCTTACTAGGACTATTTACCCTCTTCTTTCCTATTTTCTTTCGCATTATTTATCTTTTCTATGACACATGCTTCAAATAAGATAAAGTAATTAATAAGATCTGTTACTTTTTCATTAAGTAATTCATATGATGGAATAATTCCCTTATCAATATTATCTAGAATATCTCTATAAGATGTATAATGTTTTAACATAAATCCGTCTAAACATCTTTCTCTACTTTGTCCAGTTATATTAGCACACCTATCAAAGTTATGTAATCTATCGTCTTCGGTAGCATACTCCTTAGCTTTCTCTACTAATACATTATGTATCTTAGTACAACGAGCATCTACTATCTTGTTAAAGTATTCACTAGTCATTATCACCTCCTCTAAAATAATCTTCTAATGCAACCGTACTATCAAATATTGGTATACTCTTCTCTCTAGCTCTAGCAAGTTCTCTTTCAGTACCTTTACTAGTCTCCCATCCTGGAGTTAAATATACCGCATCGCAGACATCTAACCAAGGTTGACTATTATCAAAGTAATCATTATAATTCCAATCTCCACATTGTAATCCTGCTAAAAAGTCTATTCCAGGAATAAATACTGCAAATCCTAGTTTTCTAACTTCATTAGCAGTCTCTATCATTTTATGTAGATTCTTTATGTAATCACAGGCCATATCATTGAGTTTACCTGCTATATATACTCTAATCATTTATTAATTCTTTCATTAAAGTTATTGTTTTCTCTTCTCCCATATCTTTTCTATAATCAGATATATCTTTACTAGATCCTTCTGGTATAAAAATAGTAGGAAGATTATATTTAATCGCTATCTTATTAGCTCCTTTTCTACCTGCCTCATCATTATCATAAAATACTACAATCTTAGTAAATCTATGAAGTAGGTTATCCATTACATCTTTAGGGATACTATGATTCTCTCCTTGAGGAGCTACTGCATTATATCCCAACTTATATAGAACCATGACATCTTTTAATGCCTTGGTTATTATAAGAAGATTATCTAGATGAGGTAGTTGTTCGAACCCCTGTATATCATATGTCCCACAATTACTAATCCATTTCCACTTCTTAGGAGATAGTGGTTTATAGATCTTGTACTTGTTATAGATCTCATACGCATACCCTGGATTTGCCTCATTATAGGTCCAAGGTTGAACGATCTCATTAATCCAGTAATAATGTATAGGAAACACATTAAAGTGTCTTAAATCGTCTCTAAGTAGACCGTACTGGCCCCAGTAATCATCATCAATCTTACAGAAGTTTTTCTTCTTAATAGATATGATTGTACTTACAGATTCATAGTCCTCTTTAATAGATATTCCTTCTACGGATCTCCTTAGGTTATTGTTTACTAAATCACCTAATATTTTTATTAATGAGTCTCTATAGGATATATTAAATAGTTCTTGTACAAATTGTACGCAGTTTCCTGTGTTACCAGTACCATAATCCTTATATAGTAAAGTGCTATACTTATTAGACTTGAATATTCCAAATGATGGGTTCTTATCTTGTCTAAATGGTGAGGACATTACTGTACCAAGTTTAAAAGAACTTCCTATATAATAACTATAGATATCATATTCAGTTACTTTAGATAGAATACTATCTAGAGATAATTCTATATCTGTAAGTCTTGTATCGTACATAATATACTATTAATCTATTAAGAAAATAAAAGCCCCTATATTTCAAGGGGCTGTTTTTATATAGACTAAAATGGTATTTCGTTGTTACGATTTAAAGGAGCCTGTGTATTATCTGTAAATGGATTGGTATTCGTAGGAATTGGATCTGCTTTCCTTTCTTTAATATCAATAGACATCATCTTAATTTTAGATTTATCTGCTGGTACTGTATCCATTCTTTCAATAAATTTGAATTTCCAGTAGTTAGGAAGACTTGTATACTTTCCTGAATAAACTACTTTAATCCTTAATTTCACTCCCACAAACTTATTATCAAGTAATTTAATAACTTTGTTTGCAAATTCTTCAAAGTCATTAGCTTGAAATACAAACTGTTCTTTGGTTATAAAACAAGTAACTATTTGTTTGATCCTACTCATCTGATTAAGTTCCTTCTCAGCTAACTTTTCAGGAGTATCCATAGCACGTAATGTTGGTTTCCACTCAGTGTGTGATAGTTTAGAACCATCTGCACCAATAAAATAGAAGGCAAGGAACTCATTCGTTGCTTTTCCATATTCTACTCGGACTAACTCTACGTTTTCATGAATACCTACATCCATGAATCCTGCTTCGGTTACTTCAGATGGGAGATCGACTGTGACATTATACATATACTTTGAGTTTTTAAGTATAGTATAAATAATGTAGATATGTTTGACATATTTGATAAGATATTAAATTGCATTATTTAGACTAACGTATTAATATTAATTATTATTTAAAACATTTCTTACATGAGTTAATAAAAGATTACTATCATTAGTAATAGTATTCTGATCATCTACCAAGAAAATTGGTGGACATTTAGCAGAATCCTTACCGTCAGTATTTAACTTAAGAAAGTATTCTCTTTTCTCATCTTTCATTTTTACATCTGCATAAACAACAACAGTGAATTCTTTTTCAATCATTCCCTCCCACTCTTTACCCTTTACTTTAGCACGTTTTTCAACAGCTCCTTCTTCATTCTGAATCCACTCATAATGAGAGGTTGAGAATAAATCTTTAGGGCATTTCTTGAAGATATATAGGATTTTTCCTATTTCTTCATTATACAGATTCCACACATCAAAACCTTTCTTAGTTTCACGTGCAGTTTTTAAGACAGAATCCATGTAAGAGGAAAAACTGTCTAACACTATTTCAGTAATGCTTGGATCTTTGGCAAATTCGATTAATTTGGTATATGCATCCTGCCAATTGTTTGGACAATAATAATGTTCAAACTTATTTATGAATGGTAATGGTTTACCCTCCATATTTATAAATCCACAAGTTTTAGTATTCATATTACGAAATGAATATGTCTTACCCCTACCTGGAGATCCAACTATCATAAACTGATATGGTGTTGTTATCATTAAATTTATTTATATAAAAAAGACTGTTAGTTATTTATAGGGACATCCTCTTTCCTATGGGGCCACCCGTTTTAGAGCCGCCGGGACTCGAACCCTATTTATTCAATGCTATAATTAACCAACAGTCTTATATTGTTAATTACTTATTTACACTAATTGTAAATATTTACCAGTCATATAGTCATTTTTAACTTCAAACTTCTGACCTTCAATATTCACATATTTCTTACCAAAACGAGTACTATAGATACGATATAGATCATAACCAACCTTTACAGAATTGTATTGGATAGTAACTTTCTCTTCAACATTGATAAATTCACCATCACGAATGATGTTATTATCAATAGATCCACATATGTCACTAAAAGGACATACATCACAAAGATCTATTTCGTTATAGATACTACTTGTTTTCTTTTTCAAATTGTTAGACTTAAAGAAATTGCGAACATATGATAAAACCTTATCATGATCATTAACTAATGATAAAACCTTTAAATCAGATCCTACTAATGCAAAAGGATTATCTTCTACATAGATATCTTTCTTAGTAAATACTACAAAGTCTCCAACTTCTAGATTCTTAATAGCACGTTTACGTAAACTTACATGTTTTTCAACTAATTCTACTAATGATTTGATATACAATTTACCACGATCATCAATCTTAACTGCGAATTCTTTAGGACTAGTTACACTAGTACCAATTTCTACGAATAAAAAGTTTGTCATAATTTTTACAAATTTGTTTTTGATTAATACTTAGATACACTCCTCTATGGAGTTATACTTTAAATAATTTATGAAAGATAGAATTTTTGGTTCTCCTTCTCGACATTTGAGGATATGTAGATAGATACGGTTTTCAACGGGCCAGTTATTAATTCCATATGCTTTTAGCGACAAAACCTCAGGTCTATGAAGTACCATGACATAGTCAGAAGATTGGAAGAGGGCGTCCGACGAACTTAAATCTCTACGTTGTGGAAAATGTAACATTGGATTTGTTAATCTAGATGTTTCTTCTATCTCTCTATTCAATTGACTTAATTGAATTATTGTTGTTTTACCTATTTTCTTTTCCTCTATAAACAGTCTTTGCAGATTTACTAATGTTGTTCTTTCTGCTTCTAATCCAGTACCTTTTGTCAAAAGTACGTGATCAAAATTAACTATTAACCATTTATCTTTAGCATATAGTTCTCTAAATTTATGAATAGTTTCTCTAACTTCAGAAACTGTTCCAGGAGTATCTACATAGTAAATGGGATAATTCTTTATTTTATTACTCTCATCCTCTACTCTTTTGAAGTCGGCATCAGATAGAGGTGTATTTGTTGTATATAATTCAGATGTTGTCTTCTTTAACTTATAAGACAGTTTACGTCCCACTTGTTTAAAACTCAACATTTCCCAACTAAAGGAAAGTATTATAAAATCTACATCTGGATTTAATTCAAATAAATCGTTTTCAACCGAATTAAGAAAAGCGCTCTTGCCAGCACCGGAAATTCCGGCGATAGTTAACACACTTGAAGGTTCTATACCTCCCATACAAGTATCATTAAACTTCTTCCATCTCGTTTTGAGTGATTTGATAGTTCCGTGTCGTCTATTATCAATATATTGAAGAGCTTCTGATGTTGCATGACTGATATGTTTAAATGTCAGACTATTAGGATTACTACTATTCAAGTTTATTTCCATATCCTAAGTCTGTTGTAGTGGTTAAATCTTCTTTAATTCTGTCTTCATATGCTTTCCATCCTTCTGTTGCCAACCAGTTAGGAATTCTTTGCATATAAGATAGTTTACCCTCTTTTCTACGGAGAGCAACCTCATATTGAAGGCATTCAAGAATGTGTTCATGAATAACTAACTTATTCTTAGTTATTGTAGCATATTTTTGTCGAGATTTAGTTGGAGCAGTTCTCAAATAATCTCTAGTTCCATCTGGACGTATTACTGAAGACGGAAATGTCTGGAGTAATTCATCAAAGAAGTCACCTTTTGTTAATATTTTAGTAAAGATAGATCTAACAGTTATGTCTTTTACATCTGTATGATCGCTATAACCTTCGATCATTCTCTTCTTACATAAAGAGTCTAGAATTGCCATATATTCCTCTCTTGAATACAAATCAAGGTATGAGTTTAATATTTCATAATTCTTTTCAGATATAAGTTCTGCTAGTACAAATTCATCTGCTGTTAATTTATTCTTTACCAACTCATTTATATCTATGTTTATTAGCATTTATTAGTTTATTAAGGCTCGCTAATACTAGATTAATTTGATAAATTTGAATTTATGAGCTGTTGTTATTAATATGTTTCATACTTAAAATTTTTGTTTATAGATCCTACATTTTTTATTATTTGGTATAAGTAATGTTTTCTTCCATGATCTAACTTGTTCTATAGATTCTTCTTCAATATCTAATTCAAACATTAATTTTAACCATGTTTTTAATTCTAACGAATTAGTTATTCTATGACGAGTTATTGATTTAGATTCTTTTATTACCTCATCACTAACAATATCACAGAGTAATCTTAATTCTTTTTTTCCTTTATCTCCTGGTAAGTTTTGAAAATACTGTTCTCTAAATTTTGATAATAGAGATATTTTAGTCTTTCGTTTCATTTGGTAATTCTAATAATTCATTACATTTATATTTCCAGTTACTATGTAGCCAGAATATTCCCTTAGTATTAGTAAAACTGTTTATAGCAGCAGTTTCATCTGGATTATCATCCATGTGCCATACAAAATCTGGATTTCCAGCAAAGAAATGTGCCTTATTCTCAAAATTAGTAAAGTGTATATGTGATTTAGGAATACCTAGATTTATAGCAACATTTAGTAGGTCATTATGATCGCAAGGAAAATTATATTTAGAAGGATCTTCATATCTACTAGTAACTATATGAACATCAATTCCTTGTTCTATCAATGACTTTGCGTAATCTTGCACCTCTTCATAGGATAAAGTATCATCAAAGTCAAAACTAACTTTCTTCTTCATCT